GCACGACGTCGTCAAGAATGCGCCCGCGGACATAGAGCCCGCTGCGATCCTCATGAATGTCGCACCAGACGCCGATCGGCTCGCGCGCGTCGTGCTGGAACAGGAGCTTGACACCGCCGACGCCGCGATTGCGCAGCGTCCGGCGGAAAGCACCAGGCATCACGACATCGCCGCCTTGGTCCTGGACATTAAAGAGCGAGGCATACCCCTCGAATTCGCCGTCACGCGCGTTTGACGCAAAATCAAAGGTCACGGCCCGGCGTTCGCGCGGCGTGAAGGCCCGCGCGGCTGCAGATGGCAATGTCATGGTGGTCTCGTGGCGATGGCTCAGCGCGGACTAGCGCTTGGCGTCCTAATGGTTGAGATTGTCGATCTTGTCTTCGATCCGTGCGAGAGCGGCGCGCATCGAGCTTGTCTGCTCCTCGACACGCGCGGCACGCTCCGCAAGTTCTTGAACCCGCACGGCCTGACTCTCGACTTGCGCAATCCGCGCGCTCGTGCTCCCCGCCCACACCAGCGCGCCGAATGTTTGAATGAGAACCGCTCCAACAAACGCAATGGGAATCCGTCGATCGAGCGTCCAGGTCGCGTCGTCGCGATCCATCGATGTGTCTCCTGGCCCGGAATTTGCTATCACGTTGGCAGAGGGGTCGGACATGGCGAAGCACCACCGATTTGCGACACTCGACGGGCTGCGTGGCGTGGCCGCGCTTGCCGTGGCGACAGGCCACCTGGAAGCTTCATTCGAGGGCGCGCCGCTGCAGCATTACGGCATGGCCGTCGATTTTTTCTTTGTGCTGAGCGGCTTTGTTCTCGCGCACGCGTATTTCGACAAGCTCCAAGGCGCGCTGACACCGCGAGCATTCATGCGTCGTCGGCTCATTCGCATGTATCCGCTGTATATTTTCGGCACGCTTCTGTTTGCCATATACGCCGGAGCTCGGGTCACTCTCCTTCACGATTTCCCGCTCTCCATGGCGGGTTACGCCGTCATGCTTCTGTGTGCCGGCTTGTTTCTTCCCACGCTGATCCAGCACCCCGAGCGTCCCGATCTTTACCCTTTGAACGCGCCTGCGTGGTCGCTGCTGTTCGAGCTCCTCGCCAACGTCGCATTCGCACTGTCGATCCGCCGTCTTACGGTCCGCATGCTCCTGGCGGTGGTCGCGATCGGCTTCATCGCGCAGGGCATACTTGCGCTGCACTATGGTTCGTTCAGCATGGGCTGGAACCGCGCGACCTTCTTTGGCGGTCTCGCGCGCGTGACCTTTTCGTTCTTCAGCGGTGTTCTTGTTTATCGCCTGTGGCAACGCCGCCCATTTCGGTGGAACATCTCACCGCTCCTTCTGATCGCCGCTCTGCTCGCGGTCATGGCCGTCCCCACGGGCGCAGGCTTGCGCGTCCCCTACGAGGTGACCGCGTCGCTGGCGTTCCCCGTCCTTGTCTACCTCGGCGCTTCGAGCATGCCGCGCCCGGCGCTTCGCACACCATTCCTCGAGGCGGGCGCGATGTCCTACGCGCTCTACACGATTCACGCGCCGATCATCATGATCTGCAGCAGTATCTCGGCAAAGCTTCTGGGCGCCGATTTGCCGACCTTCGCGCCATGGGGCGGGATCGTCTTGATCGTCTTCATGGTCATCCTCGCGGCGACTCTCAACCGGGTCTATGATGGCCCGGTCCGGCGCTATCTCACCAAATGGACGGCCAACCGCACGGAGCGTCTTCAGGCGTTGCGTCCATAGCCGACAACGGCACGCTTTTCATCTTCGCTCAGGAACGACGCCGCAGCCACCTGCGCCCACAGCGCTTCGCGCTCGCTGGAGAGCGCGGACACCGCGTCGAGGTCATAAGCGAGAGATAAGTTTTCGCCGAACCGCGGCACCAGCCAGCTGGACAACGCGTCGCGTGTCTTGTTGACCAGCGGGATCACCGTCTGCCGCCAAAATGCTAGGTTGGCTTCGCGGTAATTGGAGTAGGTGTTGTCGCCGGGAATTCCCAGCAGCATCGGCGGCACGCCAAACGCCAGCGCGATTTCGCGCGCCGCAATATGGCGTGCATTTGTGAAGTCCATGTCCTGGGGTGACAGCGACATCGCGCTCCAGCTCAAGCCCCCCTCCAGTACCAGCGGACGGCCCGCATTCGCGGCGCCCTGATACTCGCTTTCGAGCTCGCCCTTGAGCCGTTGAAACTGCTCGTCGGTCAGATTTTGATCGCCGGTCCCGCTTTGATAGATCAGGGCCCCGGAGGGCCGCGCCGCGTTGTCAAGCAGCGCCTTGTTCCACGCGCTGCCCGCGTTGTGGAGATCGACCGAAAGCGCCGCGGCTTCGAGCGGCGACAGTCCGCAATGATCGTCGAGGGGGTGAAAGAGCTTGAGATGGAGGATCGGCTTCTCATCCTGCGGACCCTCCTGGACGTAGCGTACCGTCCGCCCGTCGACCTGGTACGCATAGGCTTCGGGCCAGCCATCCGTGCCGCCGACCGCGCTCATTCGGTCCGGTCTTAAACTGTAAAGCGCGGCCACGCCGTCCTCGCCCTGAACCGCTTCGACGTATGCATTTCCGGCCAGCTGTAGGTACCCATAGAGCGTCTCGAGAAACGTGACGCCACTCTCGTGCGGATTGGGGATACGCAGCAGGTTCAGCAACGGGTGATCTTCGATCTCGACGTCGCCATCGAACAGAAGCCAGGGGATTGCGGCCGCATTCTCGGCGATCAGGCGGATCGAGCGATAGGCGATCGGATTTCGCATATATCCTTCGCGCGCCAGAACCGCGTAGTTGCGCGAGCTCCAGCGAGGTTGTCCCTGAATGTGAAGCGCGGCGAGGGCACTCGGTGCCGCTTTCACGTGGGGGGGGCCCTCCTCCCCAAACCGGCGTCGCAGTCGCTCAAACCATCCCATCGGCGTCTCTCATTTCTGGTTGCGATTCTGTGTAGCAGATGAGCCCGCGCTTTATCCGCGCTTTGAGAGGGAGCCGGCGGACCTTGCAGGCGCGTGGGGAGGAGCCGCAGTGATCCGCCGGCGAGCCCGCAAGGTGATACGCCGCGTACGCATCTGCCGTAAAGCAGGGCGCGGCACATCGGGGCTTGCGGGTGTACAAAATCTGACTGGTCGCTTAAATCCGCCTGACGCGGGGAATAATGTCCTTGTCGCGCAGCATCAAATCCGTCAATGCCCACACCAGCGCATCGACCCGATCAGGGCTCTCGCTCGAGGGTTCGCGCGCCGCGGAGAAAGAACACATCTGGTCTTCAAGCTCACGAAACGTGCCGACGTGATGCACGCTGCCCTGTTCGTAAAGCGCGGCGACCGGTTCCGCCCGCACATGTTTGGACCGCGTCGCATGAACCGCGCGCACGGCGATTGAGCGGTCGACCTGATGGAGGAGTGTTCCCACCATCTCGCCGCCCTGATTGACTTCGACGACAACCCGATCCGCCATATAGGCGGCGTAGGTATTTGCAACCACGCGCGCCCAGGCGAGCGGGCCACAGCCGTGAAGCGTGCGGTCCGCGAGCACGTGAGCGTCGCCGCCCGCGTCGCAGCCCGCCACGATGATCCCGCACGCGGCAGCATTCGGACCGCTGGAGGCCGGCGGATCAACCGCCACCACAATGCGCTTGAGCGCCGGGGGCGATTTAAGGCGTGCGGCGTCGATCGTCTCAGCCGTCCACAAGGCGCCCGCGACCTCCGTGATGAGTTCACCGTCGATTTCCTGGCGCGCCAGCCGTGTGCCTTCATAGCGCGCAATAATCTGCTCAAAGAATGCGGGCGCGAGATTGGCCCGGTTGGCGAACGTGCTGGCGCGGGTCACGGTCGTGGTCTCGTCGTCGAGAAGGCGCCGGATCAAGGGAACCGGCGCCGGTGTTGTGGTCGCAGCCTGCCGCGGACGCTCGCCCAGACGCAATCCGAACTGGAGATTGTTCCAGGTATCCACCCCATGCGCCCATTTCGATAATTCGTCAGACCACGCACGATCGAACTGATGACCGCGCAGACTGTCCGGGTCCTCGGCCGAGAAGACGTAAGCCTGTGCGCCCGTCTCGAAGGTTACGCGGCGCCGCGATGCTTGAAACTGCGGCCGTGCACCGCGCCAGCGCAACGCACACAGACCCGACGGCCCTTCGATCATGACGTCGCGCACGTCGCTCAGCGTCTCCCCGACCAGTGCGATGCGATGCGCGCGGCGCGCTTCAATCTCGCCCCTGATCCACTCGGCGCCAGCGCGAGTCTTGCCCGCGCCGCGTCCGCCCATCATCAGCCATGTTGTCCACGGGCGGCCGGGCGCGGATTCGGCGGGCGGGCATTGATCGGGGCGCGCCCAGAAGTGCCAGTCATCATGCAGCGCCTCAAGTTCCGGGCGCGACAGGGTGTCAAGAAGCGCCCGGCGGAGGGCCAGCGGCAGCGAGCTGATCGAGGCGGCGTTCAAGCGTCGTGAGGAGGTTGTCAAAGTCGGTGTCGTCCTCTTTCTCCCCGATATCGTTCACCGTCGGCAAAGTGCGCGTCGCGCGTGCCCCCGCGCTCAGCCCCAGAACCTCTTCCAGGTCCGAATAGCAGCGCACAAGTGCAATGATCGTCTTGGCGTAACGCTCGGCCTCGGCCGGCGACTGCTCGCTCAGATCGCCGGGCGACCCGAGCCAGGTTTCCAGTTTCGTGACGTAATGTTCGAGCAGGCGTCGCAAGCGCGCGTGGAGACGCGTGCGCCAGGCCTGCGTGATTTGCGGTGGCCCCTCGGCAACCCGTCCGGCAGCG